CGAACAAGAAGAGCGGCGCGCGCCTGGGCAACTGGTCGGACAAGACGGTTACCGATGCGTTCTACGTCTTCCTGGACACGGGCGAGGTGGCGAAGGCCGCGGACACCGTGGGTGTGCCGAGGGCCACGGTTGTCAAGTGGTCGAAGCAGTACGGGTGGGCAACGGCCCGCGCCCTGGTTGACGCCGAAGTACAGGCCCGCATTGCGGCCAACAATGCCCAGAAGATCCTGGACTCGCGCGAGACCGCGATGGACGTGCAGTACATCGCCCTGTGCGAACTGCGGACACGGCTGCAGGACGACGGCAAGCGGCACGAACTGACCATCCGGGCGCTCAGCCTGATCATCGACACGATGGCCCGGACCCTGAACAGCAGCACGCCCCTGGGCGAGGAGATTTGGAACGTTGTCAGCCAGTGCCCTCAGCCCGCGCCCCGCTAAGCGGCTGCGCCAGACGGTTCTGCCGTTCGCGCCCAACAGCCAGCCCCAGCGTGATGCGTGCACTGCCGCCGAGCGAATCCTGCTCTTCGGCGGTGCACGCGGCGGGGGCAAGTCTACATGGGCATGCGGCCGTGCCATTGACCAGCTCGTGCGCTACCCGGGGAACCGGATCGTGTTCGTGCGCAAGACGCTCAAGGCCCTTCGCAACAGCACGTTCACAACCTTCCTGCGCCTGTGCCCCAAAGAGATCATCGCCAGCATCAACCGGCAGGACCTGGTGGTCCGGTTCAAGAATGGCAGCGAGGCCCTGTTCATCCAGGCCGACGTGTCCAAGGATCCGCTGCTGGAAGAGCTGAAGTCCGTCGAGTGCTCGGTGATCGTGCTCGAGGAAATGACGCAGCTCCAGGAAGCGGCATTCCACGCGGCCATGCTGTGCAAGGACCGCTGGGTGACGCCGGCTGGCGTGCGCCCACCTGCTGGCCTGTGGGCAACATGCAACCCCGAGATTGGCTGGGTAAAGGACATGTGGTACGACCGGCACGTCGCTGGCACTCTGCCAGACGGGTGGCGGTTTGTTCAATGTCTGCCGAGTGACAACCCCGCGCTGTCCGGGGATTACATCTCCGACATGGCCCACCTACCGCCCGACCTGCAGGCGCGGTACCTGCGGGGCGAGTGGACGGCGCCGGCGGATCCCGCCCGCCTGATTGCCTACGAGCTGGTGCGAGCGGGCATTGACGGTGAGTCCGTGGTCGGCAGTCGGCAGATCCTGGGTGTGGACGTGGCCTTCGAGGGCCGCGACGAGGCCATCATCCAGCCCGTGGACTTCGACCGCCTCGGCCGCTGGGAAGCCGCCATGCCCGAGGCACACAAAGGACTGGACAGCATGCAGCTGGCGGAGCAGGTGCACCGGGTGTGGCTGGCAGGCGGCGGCTCTGCGGTTGTGATCGTGGACTCGACGGGCGAGGGCAGTGGCCTCAGCCCGATCCTTGAGCGCAAGGGCATCCGCTGTATCCGCTACAAGGGCGGACACAGCCCGCTCGGCTACCTATATCCGAAGCTCGAATTCCGGAACATGCGCGACGAGACCTGGTGGCATGTCCGGCAGGAGTTGGCGGCCGGCAGGGGCACGCTGCCCGACGACCGGAAGCTCGAACAGGACCTCATCAGCCCGCGCTACCGGATCGGCGGAGAGCGGCGTGTCGAAGTCGAGCGCAAGGAGGAGATGAAGAAGCGGCTGGGTAGAAGCCCGGACCGTGGTGATGCGCTGGGCATGGCGCTCATGGCGGATCGCATGGGGCAGGCGGGCGGGCCCAGGCGGCGTGTGATCGGATAACACAGGAGGTGGGAATGAATGGGAACACGAACAAGGGCTGGCCGGCAATAACCCCTGGCCCGGACCAGACGGACGAGGATCTGTTGGTGGACCTGGGCAGGGCCTTCTCTGGGGCGAAGGCCGCCCCGGGAAGGGCTGCTGATATGGTGCTGGAAGCTGCCGTGTATGTCGCCGTGTTGCGTGGACAGCAGATCGCGAAGGCGCGGCGGTCGGAGCGAATCATCGCCTGAAGTTGATCGTCGACCGGCAATTCCCATGCAGCGGCGGCTGAATGTCGCGCGGCACGTAGCCCAGCATGTCAGCGAAGGACACAGCCTGCTGGATCTGTTCGTCGGACGTGCGCCAGGGGGCCACGGTCTTGATGTCTTCAGGGTTGGTCAGCGACAGGATCCTGTCTCGCTGGGCTGTCATGTCCGAGACGCGGATGATGCGCCCGTCCATGGCTCTGCAGATCCCGCTCGTGGTGTCGTCCAGGACGGCAGAGAACTCACCCTCGATGGCCCCGCTACGTACCAGGCCCTCGGTCGTGCCGAAGGTCCTGCTGCGCGTGACGACGTTGACCCCGAACATCTCCCAGTAGGCGTCCGAGCGGCTGAATTGTCCAGCGAAGGCCGTGACCAGGCGCTCCCGTAGTTGCGGCTGACTCAGGCCCTCGCGGAAGGCGTCGGCCATCTCCTCGGCCACCCGGCGGCTGAAGTCCGACCCGTGGTAATCGCCGATCCAGTACGTGGCGTCCTTGCCCAGCCACTCCAGCGCTTTCTCGTCCGTGGAGTTGAAGTCCCAGCGCGTGGTGTGCACGATGTCCACCGTGCCCCGCGTATACCCCAGGGCAACCCGGTCCAGCACCTGGTCGGTTACGGCCGGACCCAGCTCGTCCCGGAATCCATTGGTGACGATGGCCAGCGCACGGTCCAGGCCGGCCGGGCCATCGTTCAGGCTGGCCAGCAGGTCCTGAACGTGCTCCCCCAGCAGGCTCTGCTCAGCGGCTGTGATGATGGCCCGGATTTCCTCCGACAGGTTGTCGAAGAATGGGTCGCGAGCCTTGATGGTGGCCAGCACATAGCCCGCCCCGGCGATGCACCGGGCCCCGCGGCTATCCACGGCGGGCCGCCTTGACCATGCGCTCGATGGCCTTCATGGGATCGGCAGTGGGGTTGGCGTCCAACGTCCCCGACAGCTCGTCCAGGTTCAGCCCGCGGAACTGGATCCGCGCCCCGGCGGCCACGCCCTGGAACATGGGCAGCACGGGATTCAAGGCCTCGCTCCACATGCGGTGCCGGTCCTGGATCGTCGTGGCCGCAAACAGCTTCAGCTGCCCCATGACTTCGCCGCCGCCCCCCAGGCTGCCGGCGGATACGATCCCGGCCAGGCGCGGCGGAACACCGTGGTTACCGACAATCTCGTCCCGACACGTCGCCAGCTGCTCAGTGAGCCCCTTCAGGTCCGTCAGCGGTGACCCAAGCCGGTCCACCTGGACCTTGGCGTCCTTCGATGGCAGATCCTGGAAGAACGCCTTGCCCGCGTTCTGTGCGCCCTTGAAGTTCTTCTCGAAGCCGTCCACAAACTCGTCCATCTCCGACGGCAGGGTACGGCCATCGGCGGACTCGCGCTCGGTGTACTGGAACCCCGATGCGATCACGCTGACCATCACCGACGGCATGCAGTTGTTGTCGAAGGTCTTGCGCAGGTAGAGCCGGATCGAGCCCGCGAGCATGATGCTGTCGATGCAGCCCAGCCAATCAGGCTCCCCGAAGTACGTGCTCCACGTGCCCTCGCGGGCAATGTGCAGGACGCAGCGCTCCTCGCCGTCCGGCCACTTGCCGTTCCACAGCGGCCACGCCGGCTTGTCGCCCGCCCCGCTCGTGTTCTGCCGGACCTGCTTCCGATCCTTGCTTGGCTCCATCTGTGCACTGGGAAGCCAGTGCAACTCGCCGATGAATCCGCCCCCGGCCTTCACCATCTCCAGCCAAGCATTTCCCGTGTTCTCGATGTCCTTGGCGCACTGGTTCAACACGTCCTGCGCCGTCTCCCCGTGGCTGTTGCCGGGCAGTCGCAGTTCACCGCCCGATTCCAGGTCCCAGCCGAAGCCCACCGAGCACATGGCTTTGATGTTCACACACCGGCTGTGATACGGGTCGTAGAGTCGGACCAGCTCGGAGAACGCCACCGGCTGGGGTACGAACTCGGCCGCCCCGATTTCGTCGATGGGCTTGGCCTCCGTCGCCTTCTCCAGCGGACTGCGCCGGTAGTCGTCGCCGAGGGTGATGATTTTCGAGACGCGCCGCTGAACGCTCATGATGCCTCCGGGGTGTTTATCTGCTGACCGGCGGCAAATGTCTACCGTTTTACCCCACCTGCAAACACGTTTCTCCTACATGTGGCACATATAGAGCACGGCGGTTGAATCATTGATCGCGGCCCGGTAGTATCGGCCCCAGTCAACACGGAGGCCGCCGATGCCCCGAGCACACCTGCTCAAGAACATCTCGATCAACTGGATTTCCCTGGTTCCGGCCGGGGCGAATCGTCATGTGTTCACCGCGAAGGGATCGGACGGCTACGCCTTCACGTTCACGTGTGACGTTCGGAAGCTCGACGAGGAAAAGCGCGAGGTGACCGGCGTCGTCTACCCCATCGGCGAGGTCGACACCCATGGCGACTTCACGACCGAGCCCGAGCTGGATGCGGCGATGCACGATTTCGCGGCCAAGGGGCGGACCGCTGCCGGGGCTGCCGGAGACGTGAATCACGACCAGCAGGCGACCGGCGACTATTTCCCCCAGGTGTTCAAGGTCGAAGCCCATCACGTGGGGCACGATGGGTTCACGGCGGCGGACGTTGGCGCATGGGCGGTCACGCGCAAGATCGTGGACGACGGCCGCTGGGAGGCCGTCAAGTCCGGCGAGCTCAACGCCTTCAGCTTCGGCGGCACGGCCCTGCGTGTGTTCGACCAGGAAGTGTCGAAGGCTGCCGCCGTGTCCACCATCGCCCGGCAGGCGGTTGCCGTGCTCAAGGGCCCGCTGGCCGACCAGCTCGCCCGGCGCGAACTGCCCAACATGATCGAGGCGCTGTGCGAGGCCCTGTGGGATGCCTACTACGGCACCAACTACGGCGACGAGAAACCCGCCCTGCTGGCCGTCATCGACGAGGCCACGGCAATGCTCAACACGGAGAAAATCATGGACAAGAAGAGCCTGCTGAAGTCCTTCACGGACAGCCTCGCCGCGCTGGTTGGCGGCTTCGCCGACGGCGGAATCGTCGAGCCCGCTGCCGAGCCCGGTCCGGACGCCGCTGCCTCGGTGGCGGCTGCGAAGGCCGAGCACGAGGCGGCGATCACCGCGCTCAATGCCGAGCACGAGGCGGCCGTGGCCGTGATGGCCGCGAAGATCGAGGCCCTGGAGAAGGCCACCCCCGGCACCGGCCGGGCCGACATCAACAACCCCCCGGCGGGCACCGTACTCGGCGGGTTCTTCACCGGCCACGCCACGGCGTAATACGGCCAAGATCAAGGAGATTCCGCCATGTCCAACCTGACCATGCGGCAGTTCCGCGACCTCGTCGTGGACAACAAGATCATCAACGGCGTGAGCAAGGGCGTGCTCTTGTCCAGCGCCGGCGGCGTGCTGCCCGACAGTGCGCACCGCGAGTTCATGCAGTCGCTGGAGACTGGTGCCGAGTTCTTCAAGCACATCACCACGGTCAAGGTCACCCGGCCCCAGCACGAGCTGCAGCACCTGACCAAGGCGGCCCGCGGCATGCGCAAGCCTGTCCCGGGCACGGCGCAGACCACGGGAACGATCACGCCCGTGGAGCGCACGCTGACCCCCACCCCGGGGATGGGCGTGCACGACGTGTCCTACGACTGGCTGGCCGACAACGCCGACGAGCGTGACGCGGGCGCCGTGCTCCAGGCATTCCTCTTCGACTACGTTCGCGGGGCGATGTT